TTTGGTTGGACACTCATTAAGAATGGTGTTTTTGAAAGACTTGAGTATCCTTGGTTTGCTCCGAAGATGCAAGTGTTCGATAGCGGTAATGTACAGGATATGTGCGGAGAAGATGTTTCGTTCTGTTTAGATGCAAAGAAAGAAGGTATGGTCACATGGTGCGATCCACGAATACGAGTGGGTCATGAGAAGACGAGGGTGATTTGATGGCAGGTCTTGTCTTTATTGTAGTCATCTTTGTGATTCTCTACATCTTATATTTTTACAATCCACATTCATAGGAGGTTATTATGGTTAAAGGTAAATTAGAAAGAAAGTATAAACTTATACACAATGGGCGGGAACTCTCCAAAGGTTTGTTGAGTGAAGCAGGCAAGTATGATGCAATGCAGATACTCGTTCAGAGATTTGATGAAGGTGTCGAAAATGCAATCGATCCTGATGAGGTCGAGATCATCGATATGTCAAAGGAGAATCAGTAATGGAAGTATTGATTGGAGCGGCGTGTTTCTCCGCCCTCGGATATTATTCCTATCTTATGTACAATTATTTTAAAGTTCGCTAATGGAAGTTCCTTTTTATGATTTTCCAGAATCACCAATACTGATTGTTGGTTTTCTTGGTATTTTATTCACTCTTGTATTATTATACGTTGTCAATCGAGATTATTTTGCGTCTCCTTTAAATCGTGATCGGAGGACAAAGTAATGGCAGTTCGTTTTAATCCAGGCATTCCGACTATTGAAAGTCGCCCGAAGAAGACTCGTCAAGGAAAGTCAGTGAATACAAAGCTTTCTGCAACCAGTCGGAATAAGTCAAAGAAGAAATATCGAGGTCAGGGTAGATGAGCACACTGATTACTAATTTACCTTCTTATGAGGTATGGGTTCGTAAGGAGTATTTGACTGATCATAAGAGTGGTCATGGTGAATTTGTGAAAGGAGTATGGGTTTCTGCAAAAAGTATTCCTGGCCGTGCGTTTTACTTTGAAACGTATCTACCAGAGTATGCTGCAATGTTTGATAAGTTACCGATATCCGCTTTCCTCTCCTCTCCTGAGATACCCGATCCAGATATGACACTACATAATCTACAGTTTTGGAACTGTATGGACTATGGTGTCGTTGCAGTACAGAAGCAATTCATCGGTTCCATGCACTATGAGGTCTATACAAGAGACTATGGCAACCAAACTGGCACATATATTTGTACTTTGGATAACTATCACTCTGATGTGGACGCCATCGATTACTCGACTAGTGAACAACCAGCGGAACATAAGAGTCATAACCTGTTAGAATTGGATAATGGACAGTTCGCACTGTATCCTAACAACAGAATGCGTATCTATGATAACAGTATCACTCCTGAGACACCTAAGATTCCTGATTTTAAGGTATCAACCGTGTATTATCAGGTTGAAAACGGTCATGACCGTGATGGATTGGGGTCAGAAGAGAATTATTTCTGGAAAACAGCGAAAGAAAGGTCAGCTAATATTGAAGTAGGCGCTGGAGGCACTGATATGAACGTTGATTTTTACGGTGGTGACTTTAAAATTGACTTAAATGAACCAGAATTGGGATGAAATGAGTGAGCATCTGATACTAGATGTCTACGATGGGTATTTTGAGGACTTAAATAGTCCAAATTTCCTTCGTGACATCTTCACTCGTGCGATTTTGAAGTCGGAGATGACAATATTAAATGAATATACACATAAATTCAGTCCATGTGGTGTTACATCTCTTTTTGCATTATCAGAAAGTCATGTTTCTTGTCATACTTGGCCTGAATTTGGTCGTTTGAACGCAGATTTCTTCACTTGCGGCGAAAAAGACCCCAGAATTTGTGCTAAATATATTATTAACGCTTTAGAATCGGAAAAATATCGAATTCGAGTCATAAAAAGATAAAAAAAGCGGTATAAATAAAAACAGCAAACTAATTGTGTAAATAGTGGCTTCTAGGGCATTCAAAGATATTAATTTATCCTTCAAACGTCATCCTGTGACGAATGATGTGGTTGCAATTCGTAATGAAGACGCTATTAAAAGATCTGTAAAGAATATAGTTTTTACAATTCTTGGTGAAAAACCGTTTGATCCGACATTTGGATCAATTGTGAGTGATGCTTTGTTTGAATTAAGTACGAGTTTGAATGAAATTCGTATTTCAGATGAAATCACGTCATCTTTAAATCGATATGAACCAAGAATTGATAATGTGGTCGCAACAGCGACTGTATATCCAGATTCAAACGAAATGAACTGCTTAGTTCAATATGATATCACTGGACTTTCAGTTCCAACACAAACAGTCGAAATTATCCTACAACCAGCTAGAGTATAATGGCTTTCGGTCAATATGTAAATTTAGATTTTGATGAAATAAAACAGTCTATCAGAGATTATCTGAGGGCAAACACAAATTTCACTGATTATGACTTTGAAGGGTCAAACCTTTCAATAATTATTGATGCATTGGCATATAATACATACATTACTGCATATAATACTAATATGGCAGCGAATGAGTGTTTTCTTGACTCCTCTACACTTCGAGAAAACGTTGTTGCACTTGCCAGAAACATTGGATACGTTCCTCGATCTCGTAAAGCTGCAAGAGCAAAGATATCTTTTACCGTTTCTGGTCTTGAGGACACATCAACTCTTACATTAAATGCTGGATTGATCTGTAATGGTGCTGGACAGAATACAAATTACATATTTTCAATTCCAGAGGATATTACAGTTCCTGTTACCAATGGAGTTGCTGATTTTAGTGAAGTACAGATATCTGAAGGAACTTATGTTACTGAAAGTTTTACAGTTGATACATCTTTAGCAAGTCAAAAGTATATTTTAGATAATTCATTTATCGATACGTCAACAATTAAGGTGAAGGTGTTTCCATCTGAATCTTCATCATCAAGTGTTACATATCAACAAATTGATAACATTGTAGGAATCACTTCAACCGCAGCCTCTTATCTTTTACAAGAAATTGAAGATGAAAGATACGAATTAATCTTCGGAGATAATGTAATCGGTAAAAAATTATCAAATAATAACTTCATTGATGTTTCATATATTGTAACTGATGGAAGAGATGGAAATGGTGCTTCAGAATTCAGTTTTGTGGGAAATATTACAAATCAAGACGGTGCTGCCATAGATGCAGCGTTAGTTTCATTAATTACAACTGATGAAAAGTCAAGAGATGGTGATGAAATTGAATCAATATCATCTATTAAGTATTATGCACCTCGAATTTACTCCTCTCAGTATCGTGCGGTCACGGCATCTGACTATGAAGCAGTTTTAGGTTACATTTATCCAAATGTTGAGTCTGTAACCGCTTTTGGTGGTGAAGAAATGAGTCCACCTCGTTTTGGAAAGGTTTTTATGTCCGTAAAACCTCGAAATGGTGATTTTCTATCAGATGAGACAAAAAGAGAGTTGATACAAAGATTAAAAAGTTATGCAGTCGCTGGTATTGTACCAGAATTTATAGATTTAAAATATTTGTATGTCGAGTTACAGGCAAACCCATATTATAATCCAAGTTTGAATGATGATCCAGACAATTTGAAAACTAGCATCTCAAATGCTCTCACACAGTATTCACGTTCAATAGATGTCAATAAATTTGGTGGTAGATTTAAATATAGTAAGGCTGTATCACTTATTGATAGTGTTGATTCATCAATTACATCAAATATTACTCTTGTCACAATTCGACGTAATTTAAAAGCAGTTTTAGGTCAATTTGCTCAATATGAGGTTTGTTATGGTAATCGATTCCACACTCAAGAGAGTTCATACAATGTGGTATCAACTGGATTTACGATTGAGGGTGTTACAGGCACTGTTTATCTTGCAGATGAAGTAATTAATCGTGAAAAAGGTAGAATTTTCTTCTTTACATATATTGAGGGTGGAACTCCAAGTATTGTGAAGAAAAATGCTGGAACTGTTGATTATATGACTGGTGAAGTTCTTATAGATACTGTAAATATACTTTCAACAGTTGTTGCGAATGGTGTGGTAGAAATTCAAGCAATTCCTCACTCAAATGATATTGTAGGACTTCGTGATTTGTATATTAAGTTTGATATGACAAATACAACAATCAATATGGTTCAAGATTTAATCGCATCTGGAGAAAATACCTCTGGATCAAGGTTTGTTCATACTCACAGTTATTATACACCAACCTTCATAAGAAAATCAAGTTCTTCAGTTTCAACAGCTGCTGCAATTCTACCATCAACGGCTTCTTCAACAGCAACCACGACTACAAGTGGAGGAACTTACTCAGGTTCAACCATGAGTTCTTCAAACTCTTCAAGTTCAAGCACCTCTTCATCATCTTCTAGTTCTGGATACGGATATTAATGATAGATACCTCAATACAAAGAGTCGAAATCAATCAGGTAATTGAAAATCAGTTACCTGAGTTTGTGCAGTCTGAAAGTCCACTTT